TATTCAATCGAAAAAGTAAACGCGGCAGTTCAGATTGCGCTTGCGCGCCGTGGTTTTTTGTATCCATCGTCATCGCAAGAACGATCAAGGGATGCGATCACTGCGCGCACATTGATCTTTGACGCTATGCGGAGTCTGACAGGGAACAGCGTCACAGGCAGCGCGGTTTCCGTTGGCGCCAGCACAGCCAGCGGCAAAGCGTTTGAGGAGCGGTGTCAGACTTATGCTTCGCCTGACGAGCGGTTGTTGTGGATTGCAGAAGTTCGTAGCCTGATTGAAGAGTCTATGAAGGGCAAAAAGTGAATTACATATCTGTTTGTAGCGGAATTGAAGCAGCGAGCGTTGCGTGGCATCCACTAGGTTGGAACTGCCTTGGAGTATCAGAAATAGAACCGTTTCCCAGCGCAGTGCTGGCTCATCACTACCCTTGTGTTCCCAACTTTGGGGACATGACCAAATTCAAAGAATGGAATATCAATGGAACAGTCGATCTTCTCGTGGGGGGAACCCCTTGTCAATCATTCAGCGTTGCAGGACTCCGTCAAGGACTTAAAGATCCAAGAGGAAACCTCATGCTTACCTATCTTGCAATCGCTGAACATCTACGGCCTAGATACATTGTCTGGGAAAATGTTTTTGGGGTTTTGTCATCTAACGGAGGAAAAGATTTTGGTTCCTTCCTTGGGGGCTTGGGGGAACTGGGGTATGGGTGGGCTTACAGAGTCTTGGACGCTCAATGGTGCAGAACACACAGGCATCCAAGAGCCGTGCCGCAGCGTCGAAGGCGTGTCTTCGTTGTCGGATGTCTTGGAAACCCAACAAGTGCCGCAAAGGTTTTATTTGAGTCAGAAAGCATGCAGCGGTATTCTGCGCCGCGCCGAACGACGAGGCAAGGAACTGCCGTTAATGTTGAGGAAAGCGTTGGAAGCGGTGGCGATAAAAGATGGCCAGCCCAAGTAGCCAGCACATTGAACGCGTCATTTGGAGACAAGCAGGGACTTGAAGATCAGCATGCGTTAAATGGTGCGCCGTGCTTTGTGGCGGATATTCCAAAGTTTGTTGAACCTATTTATTGTGGCAGCAATCCAAATATTTGCGACACAGTAACAAGCAAGTGGCAAAAACAAAGTGGCGGGCCCGCGGGAAGCGAGTGTGGATTATTTGTGTTGCAGCCTGTTGCAATTCAAGCAACCGTAATTGGTCGGAAAGATCACAATGGGCCAAGTGGATCAGGCTGTTCTGACAACGGTGAGATGTTTACTCTTAATAGCACGGATGTTCATGCTGTGGCAATGGTCAATATGCAGGGAAGCAAGTCAAACGCTTGCGTAACAGAAGACGGCTCGTCATACACAATCAACGCAATGCACGGACATGATGTTCACGCTGTGGCAGTTGCGCCACAAGAAATTACGGCATTCCAATCTTCGGAATTACGCTTGCGCGGAACGCTGACAAATCAAATTGTTGCGCCAACGCTCAAATCGGAAACTAAATCAGGCGATACTGAACTTAGGGTTTTAGGCACAACCATGCAGGTGCGCCGCTTGACTCCAACAGAATGCGAACGGTTGCAAGGCTTTCCCGATGGTTGGACTGCAATACCTTGGAAGAAGAAGTCAGCGGATCAATGTCCCGATGGGCCTCGATACAAGGCGCTAGGCAACTCGATGGCAGTTAACTGCATGGAATGGCTAGGCGAGCGAATACAAGCCGTGGAAAGTGGGACGCTATGACATTGCCACACGAAGAGGTCAACGCACTCAAGATGACACGCGAATTCTTGTACAAGTTGCTAATTGTTAAGGGAACGCCTAAGTGGATTAAAGACGAGGCGCGGTGCTGTTTGCGGCATTATCCGATTGTTATTGACGATACTTATTGCAGTGGGAAGGCAAGCAAGTTAGACTAGGGGCATGTTCAAGGCCTCTTTCAAATTCAATGCGTTTAATCCTTCAGGTTGGTGCTTGGCCTTGAACATCCTGCATCAGCCTGTTGGACTAAACGCATTTAGGAAACAATATGAAAGAATCAAATACATCACCGTGGATGGCGTTCTGGGGCGAAGACTTTAATAGATCAACCATTGGTTGGTCACTAGAGGAGCGTGGCGCGTACCACTTTCTGCTGTGGCATTCATGGTCGTGCGATGGATTGCCACCTGAACTGGACAGGATCTTTAGACTTGACCCAGACCTGAAGCGATTGTGGCCGTGCCTTGAATCCAAGTTTCCAATAGCCAAAGATGGTCGCCGCAGGAACCCACGCCAGGAGCGCGGTCGCATGGAAATGATCAACATCTCGTCAGGAAAGAGCAAGGCTGGCAAGTTGGGAGCGTCAAAAAGATGGCAACAAGATAATGGCATATGCCATGCGTCTGCCATACCCTCTGCCATCAGTTTGCCAATGGCAGAACCTATGCGGTCGCAATGGCAAACCGATGGCTATTCACCTTCACCTTCACCTCTACCTTCACTTTCACTTTCATCTCCAATTCCAAGTGCTATAAAACATACGCTCAACGGCGTTGCCGTCGAGCCTGAGTTTGAGAAGAAAAAGTTAGCCAAATCAATCCCAGCATCCGAAATTGAGCGAGTGTGGGAATGCTTCCCACGCAAGGTCGGCAAGTTGAAGTCGCTGGCTCTGATTCGCAAAGCATGTGATCTTGTCGCTGTCGAACACGACCTGCTCGACGCTGGTGACGCGGTTGAGTACATGATCGAGAAAGTGAATCTGTTTGCGGACGATTGTCGAAAGAAAGCAACTGAGCCACAGTACATTGCACACCCACAAACTTGGCTTAACGGCGGACGATACTTAGATCCTGTGGTCACAGAATCGCATTAGATGACAGCCACGGCGTTCGTGGCAATAATTGGTCTGTAGGTATTACTTAAAGCAAAGAATCGTTTAAATCGCATTTAATAAGGTTTAATTGATATGTACAAAAAAAACAAAAATGTATACATGATTGCAATTTGTGTATAAGCGTTGACTTTATGCATTGGAAATATGTACACTTCGCATAATGAGTAGAATTAAAATTGCACTCAATGAACACGGTTATCGAATTGGAGCAACGCACCAAAGGGCGCGGATTCCAGAAGCAACAGTTGATAGAATCAGGCAACTCCATGAAACACATGGGTTTGGGTACTATCGGATTTCCAAGTTGCTTGGAATTGGAAAGTCAACAGTTCAGAAAATATGCAAATATCTCATACGCGGTCAGGCGCCGCATGAATACAGGGTGATTGATGGCTAAGAAGACAAAGAAACCAGAGAAGGCGCTTTCAATGCAGTCTGTTCATGCTGAACCGATCATTGCTTGGCTTGCCGCAGGTAAGACTTTGCGGTCTTATTGCTGTCAGGATGGAACGCCATCGTTTGTAGCGGTTTATGATTGGATGGCAATGGATGAAGACTTTGCTTTACGCATCGCGCGCGCGCGCGATAGTGGTAGCGATTCCATTGCCGACCAGTGTGTTGAGTTGGCTGACACCGAACCAGCCGACCAGGTACAGGCTGCTTGGCGCCGAACGCAGATAGATACGCGACTTAAACTGCTGGCTAAGTGGTCGCCTAAGAAGTACGGTGACCGCACGGCCGTCGAGCATCAAGGTGGAATCAGCCTGACGGTGGTCACTGGCGTTCCGCAGCCTGACGCAATCACAGGACGGAAACCCGATGCCAAGCAGATCACATGAGCAACACGCATCTAGCAGTGGATTACTCGCCGCGAGAATGGCAACGAAACTGTCACTACGCCCTGAAGCGGTTCAATGTGTTCGTGTTGCACCGACGAGCAGGGAAGACGGAACTAGCGATCATGGAGTTGCTGGACAAAGCCATGAGGTTCGACAAGGGCATGGGGCTTTTTTTCTATATCGCCCCATTCTTGAAGCAAGCCAAGGCAATTGCCTGGAGTCGTATCAAACACAAGTTGCAGCCGATGATTGGGACTGGCGCCGTAACGATCAATGAATCGGAATTGAGTGTCACATTCGCACACAACTCAAGTGTGATCAGGATCTTTGGTGCAGATAATCCCGACGCAATGCGCGGTGTGCGCCTAGACGGCATTGTGATTGACGAGGTGGCACAGATCAAGCCAACAGTGTGGGAAGACATCATTCAGCCAACGCTGTCAGATCGCAATGGCTGGGCGATCTTTACTGGCACACCCAACGGAGTCAACCTGTTCAGCGAGATCTTCTACAAGGCACAAAAGTTGCCTGACTGGCATGCTGCGATCTACACGGTCTATGACACGGATGCTGTGATCCCATCCGAAGTCGAGCGCTTACGCCGCGACATGACTGAGACATCGTTCAGCCGTGAGTATCTGTGCGACTTCAACGCTAGCGCGGAAGATCAGTTGATCAGCCTGTCAGATGCCAACGCAGCAGCCAACCGTGAGTATGCGGACAAAGATTTCATGAACGCGCCCAAGATCGTGGGCGTAGATCCAGCGCGGTTTGGTGATGATCGCAGCGTAATTATCAGGCGCCAAGGGCTTAGGGCGTCCGACATAGTCGTGTTTCGTGGGCTAGACAATATGCAACTAGCAGCCAGAGTGGCGATGATCTATGACCTGTGGGAGCCTGACGCCGTGTTTATCGATGCTGGCGGCGGCGCTGGTGTTCTAGATCGCCTACGACAACTCGACTACGACCCTATTGAAGTGCCGTTCGGTGGCAAAGCCATTCTGGAACAGCAGTTTGTGAATCGCCGTACAGAAATGTGGTGGAACATGAAAGAGTGGATCGAGAATGGTGGCGCCATACCAAGCGATCCGATGCTGCGACAGGAATTATCGACGCCGACATATTGGTTCGACGCCCAAGGCCGCAAGATGCTAGAGAGCAAAGACGAGATCAAGAAGCGCTTGCAGGGCGGAGCATCGCCCGACATTGCTGACGCGCTGGCTCTCACATTCGCATACCCAGTAGGCAAGCGACTGCCGCTAGAAGTGCGAAACAAACTACGACTAGGCAAGGCAAGTGACTACGACCCATACTCGCGAAACGACTGACGGTACCCATAGAGAAAATACAATGAGCATAATACGCAAGGCAACGATTGATGATTTGGATCAGATAGTCGAGATGGCAGATAGATTCATTGCGTTTGCCCCGCATGGATCACTGATAAAGCACACCACGGATGAGATTACTTACACCGTGCGTCTGTTCTTGGAGTCTGGAATTATCTTTGTCATCGATGTTGATGGCAAGGCTGTTGGGATATTGGCTGCGATGATGACAAGCGTGTGGTATTCGCCTTCAACAAAGGTGGCGCACGAAATGATGTGGTGGGTCAACGAAGAGCATCGAGGCACAATTGCCTCCATCAAGTTGATCAAGGCTTACGAAAAGTGGGCGCGTGAACAAGGCGCTCAGATCATTGCGATGTGCGACTTGGTGATTGAAGGACATGAACCAGTAGGAACGACATTGAACAGACTCGGCTACGAAATGAGTGAACGAACATACATCAAAGGAGCGAAGTAATGCCGCTATTCACAGCAGGTGCTTTGACAACATTGGGAGCAGTCATGGCTGGAACCGCAGCCGCTGCTACTGCCGCTGGTACTGGATATGCAATTGCGTCTGGCGAAGACGCCAAGAAGAAACAGGCAGCAGCATTGTCTAGACAAGAATCAGCGCAAGCGCAAGCAGTTAACGCAGCACAAGGTCAACGCAAGAAGTCTGAGATGGCGATTAACCAGGCAAACCGTGCAACTCCAAATGTGCAAGGAATCATGGAGTCCGCAAGTGCAATGGGTGGCGCTAGCGGCACCATGCTGACTGGCCCGACTGGTGTTGATCCAAACGCTCTTGCACTCGGCAAGTCAACGCTCCTAGGAAGTTGATGAGTCAATACCCAGCAAACAACGAGAGTTACAAAAACGCTCCACAGCGCGAGAAGTTGTTGACTCGTTGGGGTCAACTCCAATCTGAGCGAGCGTCATGGTGGGCGCATTGGCAGGAAATCACATCATATGTGTTGCCGCGCAATGGTCGATACTTTAGGCAAGACCGCGACAAGGGTTGGCGCCGACACAACAGCATCTACGACAACACTGGCACTCGCGCATTGCGAACGCTGGGCGCTGGCATGATGGCTGGCGCCACTAGCCCCGCTCGCCAATGGTTCCGACTTGGAACTGGCGATCCAGAACTAAACTCGTACGCGCCAGTCAAAGTATGGCTCGACGATGTCACAAAACGAATGCAGTTGGTATTCCAAAGGTCGAATACTTACCGCGCACTACACACGATGTATGAAGAACTTGGAGCATTTGGTACGGCAGTTTCGATTGTCTTGCCAGACTTCAACAATGTCATACATCATTACCCTATCACGACTGGTGAATACGCTATCGCAACCGATTATCAAGGTCGAGTAACCACTCTCTACCGCGAATTTGAGCAGACTGTATCCCAGATCGTGACGGAATTCGGTTACAAGAACTGCTCGCATTCCGTAAGGAATCTGTTTGATCGCGGCAGTCTTGACCAATGGATCCCTATTATCCACGCAATCGAGCCGCGCACAGACCGCGACACGACCAAGAAAGATAACTTGAACATGCCGTACAAGTCTTGCTACTTTGAGGTCGGCGGCGACCAAGGCAAGTTCTTGCGAGAGGGCGGATTTAACAAGTTTCCTGCTCTTGTACCGCGCTGGAGCGTGAGCGGAGGCGACATCTACGGCAACTCACCAGGCATGGAAGCGCTTGGCGACATCAAGCAACTGCAACACGAACAACTCCGCAAAGCACAATGCATTGACTACCAAACCAAGCCACCGCTTCAAGTTCCAACGAGCATGAAGAATCGAGATGTGGAGACGCTCCCTGGCGGGATTTCGTTTGTTGATGGTGGCAGTCAGGGAATCAAGACAGCGTTTGAGGTCAACCTCAATCTGCAACACTTGCTGGGTGACATACAGGATGTGCGCGAGCGCGTACGCGGTGCGTTCTATGCAGACCTGTTCCTAAT